TTAAAGATCCTATAGGTGATATTAAAGATCCTATAGGTGATATTAAAATAAATAAAATTGAAAATAAAGATATAGGTCCATTAGATTTTTTTAAACAATCATTAGATTTATACGAAGATGATGATATAATTAAAAATAAATTATTTACTTTTATTTCAACCCAAAAAATAAGTAATAAATATACAAAAAAAGGAGTATCGATGATTATGGATGGTATTACTCAAAATAAATGGAATATATACATTTGTAAGCTATTTTCTTTTTTACTTGATATTTCATTTGAATATCGAAAACAAAATATATGTTATACTAATAATAGCAGATTTATTATTAAAAAATGATTTAAGATTATAAGATGACTAATATAATAAATGCATATTATTTTATTAGAAAACGACGATCTTAATTTATTTAATAATGCTCATCGATTCTTAGTTAATGGTGATTTTTCATTATCAACATCTAATAGTTTTCTAGAAATTTTAATAGACAATGATACATACACAATAACAGATGAAAATCAAATTAAAACTTATCGTAAAACAGGTATAATACCTAAAAACGAATATATAAAAAAATATACAACAACTGTTGAATCAGACAATATTAATGATGAATATGATTATCTAACTTCAATTAAAGAAATTAAAATAGAAGAAATAAAAGGTTTTGAAAATAGCATTACAGATGATATAAAACAATTTCAAATGAAAAAAGAATTAATTTATACAAATAAAAAAGTATTAGATTTGTATTATAAATGTGAGATAATTACAACAAGTAATCAACGTGATGTATCTTTTAAAGATATTTCATTAAATACTAAAAGTCCTAAATATGTTTATTCAATAATTTCTGATAAAAAATTGGATGAAGAACGTTATATACGCCAATTACATTTTATGCTAGATAGCAACATATTACCTTTAAGAAAAAACTATCAACAAAATATTCTTAAAGAATATATGACTTTAATACGATCAATATTTTCTAGTAATGCTAAATTAAATGATAATATTGTAATGTTTGCACCAAAACCGGCTACATTAGAGAAACATAATTTAGCATCTATTAAAGAATCTTATGGTATAACTACTTCAATTTTTGAGAATTATGCTGTAACAGAGAAAGCAGATGGATTGCGATTTCTATTATATATAAATAATGAGTCTAAAGCTTTCTTAATAGAAACCTCAAATAAGCAAGTTAGAGGATGTAATATAACTACAACCTTAAAAAATTGTTTGTTAGATGGAGAACTTGTATTATGCCAAGATCGTTTATTAAATAATTCCAAAGATCTTTTTGCTATATTTGATATTTATTATTATGATAATAAAAAAATTACACATTTACCATTATTGGACGATAATAGTGTTGAATCTCGATATAATTATATGAACAAATTTATAGAATCTAGTAGTAATTTTAATAGTCATGATATTATTGTTAAAAAACAATTAACATCAAATAATATTTTAAAAAACTGTAATGAAATTTTAAATAAAGAAACATATGATTATCATATTGATGGATTAATATTTACACCTACTAAAATACCAGTATTAGGTGCTTATGCAAATAAACCAGTAGAAGTTCATAATATTAATAGTTTAAGTTGGGATAAAGTTCTAAAATGGAAACCGCCAGCTGAAAATACAATTGATTTTATAGTAATTGAACAAAGTAAACATAAATTACATTCAGATGGTAAAGTGTATAAAGAATATACATTGAATGTAGTTTTTAATAGTATGGATATGGAACCTATTTCAGTTGTTAATGGAATAAAATATATGTACGAAACACAAAGAACAGTTAATAAAAATGTTTATTCATTAAGACAATTTACAATTGATGATATACCACAATCTGTTTATATTGAAATTGTTAATAATAAATGCTTTACACCTAAAAACGAAGAAATATTAAATAATTCAGTTGTTGAATTTGCTTACGATAATTCAATATTGATTTCAAATAAAAAAAGATGGAAACCGCTACGTATAAGACACGATAAAAATAAAATCTATAATTTTGGAAAAGGTGAATTAATTAAAACTGCAAATAGTTATTTTGTTGCTATGAATATTTGGCGTTCTATAACAAATGAAGTATCAACTGATATGATATGTGGGGATCAAGATTTAAATGTAAATATTAAAAAATATTTGACTGGTTTAGATGTTTATTATAAAAGATCAATAGCGTCAAATAATTTAATTTCTAGTAAAATGAATCAATTTCATAATCACATTATTAAATCAGATTTATATAAAGTAGCTGTAGATACTACAAATAAATCTTTATTAGAATTAGCTTGTGGTCAAGGTTCTGATTTAAACAGATGGATAGCAAATGATTTTACTAAGGTGTTAGGTATTGATTATACATTAGATAATATTACTAATGCTAGATCGGGTGCTTATAGTAGATTGCTTAATTTAAAAAAGTATTATAAACTTTATACCAAACAAATATTATTTGTAGCTGGTGATTGTTCTAAATCAATTAGAACTGGTAAAGCATCTGATAATATTGATATTGAAAGTAAAGAATTATTAAAATATATATTTGATAAAAATAAAAACGCCAAGTTTAATAAAATTGGAAGCTTTCCAACAAAATTTGATGTTGTATCGTGTATGTTTTCAATTCATTATTTTTTTGACAATGACGAGAAGTTAAATGGATTTATTAAAAATGTTGCTGAAAATATTGCTGAAAAAGGTAAGTTTATTTTAACCTTTATGGATAAAGATTTAGTAAAAAAAATATTAGAACCAGATGGTAAAGCAATAGGTAAAGATCCTGTATCTAATGCAACTGTTTGGGCTATTATACGTAATCCAGAATATAATATAAATACATCAGTTGTTTATAATCAAAAAATTGATGTATTTATTGAAAATACAGGAAGACTTATTTCAGAAAATCTTGTTGATTTTAACACATTAAAAGTTAAATTATCAAGATTTAACATTCAATTTGTGGAATCAGAAACATTTGAAGAATCTTTTAATAATAAAAAAGCTGAAATTAATAATATTCCTGAAAATAAGAGAACAAATCAACAAATAAAAGATAAAACTACAATTGATACACTTAATGAAGATGCAAATTTAAAAAGATTTAGTTTTTTAAATAGATGGTGTATTTTTGAAAAACGTTAGATCAATAAATTATTTAATATTGTTATACATTGTGATGATCTTGGTAATATATCATAACCAGAGTTTGTAGCAAAAAAATTAATTAATGCTATTATATTTTTCATAGGATTACTATAACATAAATAATAAAATATTTCTTTATCAGTTATCGTATCTTCAACATATATTGTTATTTGTTGTCTTCTTAATTGTGCTAAATGATATTGTAAAATTGGTGGTAATTTACTGTCAATATCTTTTGACATTTTAAATCTATTATATTGTTTAAAATAAACAGTAGTAGTTGTATATAAATTATATAATATATCTCTCATTGAAATCATTGTTGTATGTATCAAATATGTAGGATCTAATTTTTCACCATTATTATCTAATGGATAATCTATTTCTTTATTATAGGTCTTAATATAATCAGATATATGAAAATCTTCCATATTTTTTTGATATATCCATATCATATTACGCCATACATTTGGATAACCAAAATCGGTTTCTTCTTGAAAAATTATATTATTAGGTGTTATTTTATACCTTTTATTATTATATTCAAATATTAATCCATAAATATTATTCAATAGATAACCTTCTTTTAAAGTTATTTTTTTAGGATTTAATATACCAAAATCTAATGTTATATCTACATTTATCCCTGTATATTTTTCTTTTGTATCTAATAACATTATTTTTTTATAATTCTCACCAAATTCATTCGTATAATTTATATATTTTTTATTTTCATAATGTATAATACCAAATGTATATACAATGTTTTTATCTAAGTTTTGCATTAATTCTTCTCTACTTATAGGTAATGCTTCATTAAACATTTCGCCATATTTTTTTGTAGGATGGTTAAACTTTGAATAATCTATATTTGTGCAAGTATTTGTGCTAAATATCCAATTATTACAATAATAAGCATAAACTAAAGTTGAATCATATGCTATATTACATTCTAGAGTATCATCGTATTTATCAATAGCATCTTCAAATTTTAAAGTTTCAGGAGTGCTAGATGCTTTAAAAAGTATTACATTTGGTGAAGAAAAATCTAAGATCACACTACGACATTCATTATATAAATCAATATATGATTCAACATCTTTTCTTTTATAAGTATTATGTAATAATATTAAATTATTATTTGAATAAAATCTTTTTGTTTGAATTGCTGGCCAATAATGATTCTCACGTAATACTTGTAATAATGTATTATTCCAAGATATATTTGGTTGTTTAATTTCTTTTGTTTTATTTATAATATTATTAAGACTCATCATTGTCTTCATAAAATCATTATAGCTTTATATAAGATCATTAAAATTATTTAAGATCATATAAAATCTTTTAAGATTATACAATTATTTAAGATCCGGATGATATTTATTAAAAAATTTAGTGCTTATTTCTTCTGAACCGGTCTTAATATCTTTCTCTCCTGACAATACTTTACTTCTTTGCTTTAACATTGTATAAAATGCTTCTTCATCAAAATCCATATCTTTATCAGTAATCATTTTATATAAATGATTATATCGAGTTTTAAAATATTCATATTCTTCTTCTTTTATTTCATCTTTTCTTGATCTTATTTCTTTAACTGTTCTTATTATATCTTCGTTGCTTAAACCATCTACAGAAGACGAAGACATTTTATTTTATATTAGAATAATAAAAATGTCTGTTCTTCAATTCAGTTTCTTAGATTGTAATAAGAATGCTTTAAATAATATTAAATTAAAATCTCCTGATCCGGGTTTAGGTTTATATGCGGCTAATATTGCGGAAGATTGGGCACCACCTCATATTACTCCAACATCTTCTGAATATATGAAACAGTTTTATGCTAAAACTCATAATCCCGCTTATACTAGATTAGGTAATAATACCGAAGAAGAATCTAAATGTTAAAATATATCTGGTCTTTATTTTTTTCAATTATATCACATATAAACTTATATGTTTCATCAACTTGATCTATAGTAATTGCCCCTGTTATCAATATACTTCCACTCTCAAATACCGCTATTGTTATTTTCTTTATGCCGTCTTTAACATTAGCTTTTGATTTTACATTTCTTATATCATAATGTGTTGAAGCATCTCTTACATTATTTGCATTATTCCACCAATATTCAATTTTAACACCGGGATATGTTGATGGATCAAATCTTGCTATCATATTATAATCATTTATCAATATTGTATGTAAAGTTCTTCGTTTAATCGCAAAATTTGATGTATGTTCAATATCTTTAAATATCTTAAAATCTGTATTAATCATTAATATTTGAATATTTCCATATTCTAAATTATCAATATTTTCCAGTATTTTAATATTATTATCTTTAATTTCTTTTACAAGTTTTTCTAATGGTATTTTAATATCTTCAATAGTTCTACTACCTGTTATATGTAAACTACCATTTTGAAATACTTTAACATTTACATAATAATTATCTGCTAATTTATATACAAAAGATATTTGATTATCAAATGTTCTTTTGTGTTGTATAGTTCTTTTCTTTTTAATATAATTACCTCTTACTATTTTAGTTGTGCTATCTTTACTTTCAAATCTAGATGTATATACAAAAGTTTCTGCTTTGTCATCACTATTAATTGTTATATTGTTAAATAATTCAATTATATTAATATCTAAACGATCTTCATTATCTTTTATCAACAATTTTGCATTACTTGTTATAGTTGATATACGATATTTTGTTATATATAATTCCATTGTATTAACAATAATTAAAAGTTTATATCATTTTTTCTATAATATTCTTAGTATTCTTTTTATTATTAATATATGATGTATTTAATATTTCTGCTACAGATGGAACATAAGAATGTGGTGGTATATTTACTGCATAAAACTGATCTGTATTCTTATGAACACATCTAAATTCTTTAATATCCATAGTTCCCATAAATATATCCAATAATTCATAGCTTGGAGCTGGATTTATTGGTGTCTCATAACCATATGATTTTGCCATCATATTTATCATATTATTTATATCCCATACACGATCACTACGGGTATTCTTTGAAAAATTATATGCTGATGCACATTCAAAAGAGCAAAAATTACCATATAATGTATAATGATTTGTTAATGAATCATATTGTATAGGCATACCACATTCAAAATCATTTACACTGTGTCTACACCACAAACACAATGATTTTTTAAATGGTTCTTGTTGTGTTATTTCTGAAAAACTTTCTAAATTACCATTATCATAACCGGTAGGTTCTGCTATTTTATCAATATCATCTCGTAAATAACTATCAGTTAATGGTAGCCTTATAATAGTATTTTCATTCAATTCCGTATTACCTAAAATTTCATCAATATTCTTTTTTGTTGGTTCTTCTTTTGGTGCTTTTTTTCTAGGCATTATGTTATGCTATAATAAAAATAAGTGTTTATATCATTTTTTTAAATAGATTAGTAAAAAAATTATACTTATCTGCTATATCTTTTTTAATATCCAATGCTTCCGTATTTTGCAATTTATCTTTATCATTATTATATACGGTTTTTATACATTTATTTTTCATTTCATATACTTCACTCCTTAATGATGATATTGTATTTATTAAAATATATAATAAATATATTATTACAATAAAAATTATTAAAGTAAATACTTCCATATTTATCTTTTAAAATATATAATTAACTGAACTTAAAACCTCCCATACCACCTATTATTTCAAATATATTATATTGTAATATATACACATTTATATCAAATTCACGATTCTTTACCTCTTCGTTTATCTCCAACACTAATGACGTATTTATTGGAAATTTACCACCTGGATTATAATAACCCGTTGGTTGCCATTTTTCTGGATTTAAAGCAAACGAATAACAATATATACCCTCTTTTGGCACATTACTATGATGTATATACGGTTGGATTTTATTAAAAAATACTGCATCCTTCTCTTCTACACGCTCATTTGAACGATTCCATAATATTTTAGCATTTTTTAATATTTCTTTATTATCATATGTATATGTTGTTTGTAAATTAAAATTAGTTTTATTATTTGTATCTTTTAATACCCAAATCATCTCTTTTATTGGTGTATTTAGATCCAAATCTATTGTAGTTTTTATACTTGTTGTTTGTTTATCACGTTTTTGAACATTTTCTACTAAAAATACATTATTGCGACGATTTACTGTTATTAGTTTTCTTTCAGTTTCATTTAAATATACATATTGTGCTTCTATATGTGCATCTAAATCTAATTGTTCTGGTGCAACAAATGTATTTATTGTTATTGGATCTGGATGTATATTTGGACTTA